AACATTTCGGTGCCGCAGAGTATGCGTACACCGCTTCAGGAGGCATGTGAACAGGGGAATGGATATGAGTTCCTTGAACATATTCAGGGCCATCGTCAGATGCAAGCTCTTCACTACCCACTATTTCAAGAGCAGCAGTTCCCTGACCAGCATTGTCAGCAGGCTTAGGGATAGGGTAAGCGATAGACGAGTACCCGTGTCCGCTTCGATATGCGAAGCGTTCCTTTACACGGAAGGGTTCGTCAATCATTTGCATCAAACGATCAGCGCGAAGGATGGAAGACACGTAGCTTTCAGCTAAGACAAATTCATCGGCTGTGTGTTGCCGACCATAACCGCATGACAGATTGACATGAGCGATGTCATGCTTCATCCAAAGATCATAGCAGTCAGAGTAAGAACCATTGGCCTCATAGTAACCGAGCTTGGCAAGGAAGTACGTCAGCTTGCTCGGTAACGTGGGGCTATAGTATACATACTCATTGTGTCCCCTTCGGTCAAGGGCAATGACACAATAAATATGGTCGACGAACTTGTCGAGGTAGCCAGTCTTGAGGAAAGCCTTCATGCCTTTGCCACCCGTTTCTTCATAGTTTGTGAAGAGAACGAATGGTTTACTGGTATGGCGTTCAATGATGTCCAGAATACCAGCAACACCACAGCGGTCATCACCGCCGAGGATACCGTTGGCATTCGTAATGACTCCGTACTCGGTGCACAAGATGAGAGGTTCATCCACCGAGGCGTGTCGTCTTGTATCCACATGCGCCTGCAAAAGCACAGGACATATGGTATCAGTTGTAGGAATACCGAAGACGAAGTTCTCGTCGTCAGTGTATACTTCGTACCCAGAGTCGGAACTCGTCAGAGTACCAATGATGTTCTGTATTACCTCCGCATCCGTCATGCGAAGGATTGTCTTGAGTCTCTCAATGCTCATTAGCGTCTCCTTCGCTGACGTTCCAGCTAATCTTGAGATCAGGATTGCTGGTTATAAAGTTCTGCAAGATGCTGGCCTTGATGTGAACCTGTGCTTCACTGATTGTTGACGAAGGCAGAGAAGACAACTGCTGGTAACAGTTGTTGCACAAAGCATGGCCACGATAAGGATACATCAAGCCGTGAGAACCACAACATTCGCAGGTAGTCTTGTGCAAGATACTGATGCAGTGTTCACATACAGGGATATCTTCAATCCACTGTAGCTTCTTGTCAGACTTGGTGCCGCAGATAGCGCACATGTTATTCCATGCACACTTGGGACATGCTTTGCCTTCCCGCATCATCGAACCACAGACAGGACAGAATGTGACCTTCTCCACACAGTTATCACATATGGGGTACAGCTTGTTGCTGTCCGTTTTAAGCATCTGCTTGCCACACTTCTTGCAGTTAGTCAGCTTTGTTTCTTCGCAGTCACTGCAAATGATTGTTGATTTGGTATGATACTTACCGCACAACAAACAAGGTGCTTCTACGCACCCTCGCACATCAATGTTCCTAATCTTGTCAGACGTTGAAGAGAAGAAGAACATACGAACAGGGTCAATGTACCATCCTTCTGGTCTGTAGTCGAGTGAAAGATAGACATCTTCACTGTTTCCATTTGTGTATGACCAGTCTGCTTTATCGTCAAGCAGGGCACACAACCAACCACACACCTTCTTGATGATGGCGTCGTCGATAAAGCCATAAGACTTCATGACGATGAACTTGTTGAAGTCTTTGTCAAAGACAACCCAAGCTCTGCCAGTGATGTTCTTTCCTTGGCGGTTGTAGATTACACCAGTCAAGGGGCAGAGAGCGATGTCAAGCGGCCCCTTACTGTTGAACCTTCCAACCGTAAAACACGATGAGAAGCTGCTGCTACTACCAGCCGACAGCATCGTGAACATATCCATGCTGAAACCATACGTCGCTTTCTTGATCGACGCAATCTCAGAGTAGATGTTCTGAATGATGGCGGAGTAGTATTCGTAGTCCTGCGTGATCACAACTGCCTCAGCACAGTCAGAGTTACTGACAAAGGATCTGGCATCAGGTACCTTCGGCAGTTCTTTGCTCAGCTTCATGCGAAAAGTACTGGAATATAATCCGCTAAGAAGAATCTTCGCGGTCACATTGCTGTTGGTCTTGGCGTAAGACAAGATACGCTTGGACAACTTCATTTGGTTAGACGTTCTGTTCGTAATGAACTCGTCAAACGTAGGCTGCTTATCTTTCGGCATGACCATACAGACAAGCTGATAAGAGAACGCAAAGCGTTCATTCAAATCAACCGTTACTTCTTCCTCGACAGTCAGCGTGTCAGGAAGACCGAGCTTAGCAGCCAGATTAGCCTTGTTCTGCTTGCTCAGTTTGTAGATGTTCTCGATGTAGGTACCAGCTCCATCAGCAGGAAAGCCTACATAATAAGACAAAAGAGATGGCCATTGCTTACTCAGATCAATGGACATACAAACCTCCAAAGAGTCCAGCCCATGTGCACTATGTTCCTTACAGCATCGATGTCATAAAGACAAAGGCTTTCCCAGAAGAGTACACATGGGCCAGCAGGTTTAAAGATTAGAACAGGCGGTACATCAAGGCAGACTGTTCTTCACGAATCTTGGCAGCGTGAAGGTTCATGCCTACGCCCTTGAGCAGAGGTTCGATCTTGCTGATGTTGTCAGCAACAGGAACCATCTGGAAACCAAAGTGCTGCTCGATCACATCCATCGGTACTTCGTCATGTCCCCAGACCAGCTTGCGCTGGGGCCGAGACACACGAGTCTTCCCTTCGTTCGTCAGGTTGACGAGGTTGAAGAGATTCTTCGGGGCACCGATGTTGTTACCGGCGGCGTCCTTGGCGAACACACCAGTCGCTTCACGCACCAGCATGTACAAGTCACCGACCTTCTCGCCGCTGACAGCACGGAGCAGAGCACCACGCTTGACAGAAGGACGAACAGGGGCGGGCATGACGATGGAGGAAGACATGGAGCAGAAGCAGGAAGTGCAGTTACACATATGAGAAACCTCGTGAGTTGAAACGTGATGAGTACCAAACATCATGGTCACAAGTATACGCTTAGACTTGATAAACATGACTGTACTGCGTCGGCAACGCTAGGTGAATAGCACATTGACCTAATCCCTAGATGCATAGCAGGACTCACACAACCCACACAAGACAACCTTATGTGGAGGTGCTGTCTCTACACAAGACCCCATGATACTTCGTTAGTTGCACCTAGTATGCATGAGTCCTGCTATGTGCTAGAGGTTAGTTCTTTTTGTCGAGGGCCTTAACCGCATCGTTGGCATAACCAACGGTGGTGATGGCGCACAGGCCGGTCATCAAGGTATAGAACAGAAACCCCGCGATACGGGTAATCATTTCTTACCGCCCTTGTTGTTCTGCTGCTGAGGTTTGGGCTGCTTGGTTTCCACCTTGAGGGCAGCATCACTGGGAACCACATCAGCAGCGGTGGGAGCAGGGGCCGGAGTGGGAGGAGTCATCTCCACCACACCAGCGTCGACAGTCACGGGAGCAGGGGCAGGCTGGCCGACCTGCATACCGAGACGTTTGGCCACGGACTGGATGACACGCTTCGCTTCATCGGGATTGCTTCCCGCAACAGTGTGCAGTTCCTGCATGATGTTGCCGGAGCCACCCGTGGTGGGGCCGGTGGGAGTCACGTTGAAGACGGGGCGAACATTGCGACCAGTCCACTTGCCAACAATCCAGTCGAATCCTTTCTGCACACCGGCGCAAGCCAACGCAGCGATGGCACCGCCAATGCCGGTGACGATGGCACCCTGAACCTGCTGGCCAAGGGTACCGGACTGCGAAGGATTGACCGAGGTGGCAATGGTGATGCCTTCTTTCGGGCCGTTCTGGTTGCCAC